CTATTGGAAAAATACAAATATGATAAACTGATGGAGATGGATAGTGAGATTGTCAAGCTCTATTTTGTATCTGATCCTAAAGGGACTTATTTATATTGGATTAATTATTTAGATATGCCTGAGGTCAAAGAGTTATACTGTCCTGATACTACATTCTGGACTAAAAAGAAAAAACTAAAACAGGTGTATTTGCTCACGGAAGATATGGCATCAATCGTACACAAAGAGTAGTTATTAGATATTGTCAATTATTATTTGTATATTGTCAATAAAAAACATTATGGCAAAGAACAATCATCATCCAATAGAAAATCAAGTGATGGACTATTGCAGAAAGAAAATACAAAAAGAAGAAGAAGTAATTAAATATGTAGAGGATAACAGATATATATTAGAAAGACTTGGATATGAGATCAAAAAACTATCTGACATTTCTGAATGATAATTATTTCTACGAGATTGGATATATAAAAAAAGAAAGCAAACTTAAATATATACAAATGAAAAAACAATACAATCAGGGCAGAAGTCCTAAACAAGAAGAACAGACATACCAAACATTAAAACTTGCATTTATACTATTTGTTGTATCAATGAGTGCTTATGGCTTTATTAGTATATGGATATAAAAGAAAAGCAAGAGTTTGAATTGGCATTTAATTATATAGGTCAAGCGATGGCAACTGCTTTTGAGAAAGCAAGTCCAGAAAGAAAAAAACAGATTGGTTTGTTTATAAGTTGCATCAACAAGATGTATAAGTACACCAACAGAATAGAAACAGAATTAATACTAAAACAAACGAATAATGATACAACTTTTGGACGGAAAAAATTACTCCAAGAAAGAATTGCTGAAAAAAATGGTAGATGATACATTCTACTATGGAGAGCTTAACAAATTAGCATTAAGCAGCTCATCACTCAAACTATTACTATCAAGTCCAAAGACTTACAAGTATGTTACAGAATACGGAAGTCCAGAAACACAACCATTAAGGGATGGTCGTTTGGTACATCAAGCAATCCTAGAACCACAAAAATTTAGTGAACAGATATTTGTAAATGTATCTTCCAAAAATACAAAGACATACAAAGAAGCACGAGAAAAATACGGAGAGGTATATACAAGAGTTGAAAAAGAAAACGCAGAGAAAATAGCAGATGCATTCTTTAAAAACGAACACGCACTAAAACACATTACAGACTGTGAGTTTGAGGTATCTGCAATAGGTACGATACAAGGTTATCCATTTAGAGGTAAAGCAGATGTCTTGAGAAAAGATGGCATTGTAGATATAAAGACTACAACAGACATAAAAGGTTTTCCATATTCAGCAAAGAAATATTCTTACGATGTACAATGCTATATATACTGTCAATTATTTAACGTAACATATTTAGACTTCAAGTTTGTAGTCATAGACAAAGGATCACTAGATATAGGTGTATGGAATTGTAGTGAGGAGTTTTATTTGGAAGGGGAACGAAAAACAAAAAAAGCAATACAAGTATTTGAAAAGTTCTTTATAGAAGGACAAGACATAGATAACTATATAATAGAAGGAATATTATGAGAAAATATCAAAAAGAAAAAATTGCTTATGATAAAGGTTACAGGGTAACAAATGATGGAAAAGCTATAAACTCAAATAACAAAAAGGTTGGGTATATTCTTAATTCTGGTTATGAGCATTTTACAATAAATTATGAAACAAAATACCTCAAAGTGGCAACACATAGATTACAAGCATATCAAAAATACGGATTACAAATATACAACAAAGATATAGTGGTTAGACATTTAAATAATAATAGATTTGATAATTCAAAAAAGAATATTGCTATTGGAACACATAGGGAAAATTCTTTAGATATTCCAAAACAAAAAAGAATAGAAATGGCAAGACACGCAGGAACAAAATATAGTCAAGAAAAAATAAATCAAATCAAAGATTTTTATAAAAAATGTCGAAGTTATAAGGAAACTATGAATATGTTTAGTTTGACAAGTAAAGGAACATTACATCATATAATTAATAAAAGATGAGTAAAGCAGATAAGATAGCAAAAGAAATAAACAAAATAGCAAAGGTAGATGTATTCCAGAATACAAGAAAAAGAGAAGTAGTAGAGGCAAGATCATTACTATCATTTATATTATACAAATACGAAAAGATGACACTACAAGAAATAGGCAATCTATTTAAACAGAAAGGTAGATCAGGCAATCATACAACAGTATTACACTCAATCAAGAGCTTTGAAACGCATAAAAAATACAATAACAGAATACAACGTTGGTTACTAAAGATTACAAGACAACTTAGAGATATAGATGCAAAGAGAGAGTTTATAAAACACAAAGTAAACTTTCTTAAAAATAAAGATGTTGATAAGATTGCAAAACAAGTAGATAAAATGACACAAAATAAATGATCAAGGAAAAATATTTTGTAAAATCAATTAAAAAAGAATTATGTAAAGAATGGTTGTTATACAAACATTATGCAAGAAGAATACCCCCAATATCTTATTCATTTGGATTATTTGATAATGAAAAATTACAAGGCATATTGACAATAGGTAAGCCTGCAAGTAATGCTTTATGTGTTGGTGTTTGTGGTAAACAAAATAAAAAATATGTTTATGAACTCAATAGATTATGTGTAAATGAGGGTTTATTAAAAAATGTTTTGAGTTTTTTTTTATCAAAATGTTTAAAAATCTTAGATAAAATGATTTTAGTAAGTTACGCAGATACATCACAAAATCACTGTGGTTATATTTATCAAGCTACAAACTGGTTCTATACAGGATTATCAGCTAAAAGAACAGAAAGATATGATCCCTTACAACCAAACAAACATAGTAAAACTGTGACAGACAATAAAAATTATAAATATCAAAATTTAGCAGTAAGAGAAAGACCACAAAAACATAGGTACATATATTTTATTGGAAGTAAAAAACAAAAAAAACAATGGATAAAAGAGTTGAATTATACAATACAGAAATATCCTAAAGGACAAAACAGAAAATATGATGCAAGTTATAAAATTAGTGTGCAAAAAGAATTGTTTTGAAAAATTAATTAAATTTTACGATATATAGATATACAAAAGATTAATTAATTAATATTTTATTAATTCTATGGATGGTAGAAAAAACAATGGTGGACACTCAACAAAAGGCAGAGCAGGTAGAAAACCAAAGGCACAAGAAAAAGACCTTATTGAAAAACTTGATCTTATAATTAATAATGAAGAGGTCATAAAAAAACTCAAAGAATTAATACACAAAGGAGATATGAGGGCTTTGAATTTATATATGGGTTACAGGTACGGCAAACCAAAAGAAACAAAAGACATACACATCAACGAAGATGTACCATTATTTATTGATTGATGTTTACACAAACACAAGCAGTCAAAAGATTACGAAAATTAGACAAAAGAATTAAGATTATAAGGGGTGGTAGTTCAGCAGGAAAGACCATTGCAATACTGATGATTCTTATAGACTATGCAATCAAAAATCCATACAAAGAAATAAGCATAGTAGCAGAGAGCATCCCACACTTGCGTAGAGGTGCTTTAAAGGACTTTTTAAACATAATGAAGGGTACATATAGGTATGATGAAAGAAAGTTCAATAGAAGTACCTTAAAATACGAATTTAGCAGTGGAAGTTATATAGAGTTTTTTTCTACAGATCAACCTGACAAGTTACGAGGTGCAAGAAGAACAGACCTATTCTTAAACGAGTGCAACAATATAGACTTTGAAAGCTACCAACAATTAGCAGTAAGAACTTCTGGAGATATATGGCTTGATTATAATCCTACTAATTTATTTTGGGTAGATAAAGAATTAATAGGACAAGAAGATACAGACTTTGTTACACTTACTTACAAAGACAATGAGAGCTTGTCTGACACGATTGTAAAAGAAATAGAGAAAGCAAAAGTAAAATCAAAGACATCTACATACTGGGCAAACTGGTGGAAAGTATATGGATTAGGAGAGATAGGAAGTTTAGAGGGTGCTTGTATTCCAGATTGGAAGTCAATAGATAATATACCTAGTGATGCTAGACTTCTTTGTGCAGGTCTTGACTTTGGATATTCTGTTGATCCATCTACATTCATAAGACTATACAAATGGAACAATGCTTTTATATTCGATGAACTGCTTTATAGAAAAGGTATGCTAAATAGAGATATAAGCCACTTCTTAAAAGACAAACAAATCACAGAAAACATTTATGCAGATAGTGCAGAACCCAAATCAATAAGTGAGATCAGAGGTTACGGACATAAGATATTCCCTGTAACAAAAGGTAGAGATTCTGTAATCTATGGTATCAACCTAATAAACCAAAATGAAATATATGTAACATCAAGGTCAAAGAATTTAATCAGAGAATTACAAGGATATGTTTGGGATAAAGACAAAGAGGGAAACAATATCCAGAAACCAACAGGCATACATCCTGACTGCATTGATGCAGCTCGTTATGCTTTAATGATGCAATTAGAAAATCCTAACAGGGGTAGATATGCAATACGATAAAAAAAAGTTATTATATTTTGTCAATTAAAAAAAAAGTTGTATATTTGAGTATAATTAAAAACAAAACAAATTGAAATATCAAGAAAACATACATTTAAGCAATACTCAATTAAAAATGCTAAATACTTTATGCAAAGAATATATATTGAATTATTTAAAAGAAGATCGTAGTAAAAATTATAATAGTAAAACAAAGGTTTTAAATGATAGCT